AGACCGGCCAACCCGAGGCGGTTGGTCAGATACTTTTGACGGCCACAAAAAAAGACCAGGCGGATATGGTTTACGGGGAGTGCGAGCGAATGGTTTCGCAATCGCATTCGCTCAAAAAACACAGCGACATTAAGAACGAACGAATCACATACCAGCACAACGGATCCTATATTCGCAAGGTTTCATCGGATAAACCTTTCGATGGGCTTAATCCTCATTGTGTGGTCATGGATGAGCTACACGCATGGGGCCAGCATCATCGGAAATTCTACGATACGATGGTGACTGGGAGCGGTTCGCGTTCGCAACCATTGCATCTAATTATCACAACCGCTGGGGCCGACGATTCTCATTTGTGGCTAGAGGAATACCGATATGCAGTCAATGTTGTATCGGGCATACAAAAAGACGAGACGCTATTTGCGTTGATCTACGAGTTAGACGAAAAGGATGATCCAGGCGAAGAGGCTAACTGGATCAAGGCCAATCCGAACCTTGGCGTGTCGATCAAGCGAGAGTATTTGCGTGAGCAATGGAACAAAGATCAGCATCACGTTATCGGTCGAAATCGCTTTACGCGGTTCCACGGCAACAGAATCGTATCATCGACTGAAAAGGCTTTCGACTTGGCGGCGTTTGATCGTTGCGTTGGATCGCTTTCGGACTGGAAGCAGGCTGACGGGCTAGGTTCAGGTGTTGACCTTGGAGCCAGAGACGACTTAGCTGCTTACGCTCTTTGTGCTAGATTCCCGATCGCAGTTGACGATGATGGCAAGACGGTTTTTCGCTATGAGTTTCGAATAAGATCCTACATCGCTTCAAACTCAAACCGCGATTTGTCGGCGATGCCGTTTAGCCAATTCGTTTTCGATGGTGAACTTGAAAAGCGAACTTACCCGATTGATGATCTTACCGAATCGCTGATCGAGGAACTTGAGTTGCACGAAATCGGAACAACAGCTTACGATCCATACAACGGACAGCAGCTAAGCGAAAAGCTGACTAAGGCTGGCGTGACAGCGGCTCGAATGGCACAGAACCAAAGCAACTTCAACGAGGCTATTCGCGACTTCATCCAGTTAATGAAAGATGGTCGGCTAGTCTTTGAGAAAAACAATCTGCTTCGCTGGTGCGCGTCAAACGCGATCATCTGCAAAGATCGACAAGATCGATGGATGTTTGATAAGGCGAAATCAAAAGACAAAATCGATCCGATCGTTGCGGCGGTTATGGCTTACAGGGTTGCTAGTTTGCAACCTGAACGGGCATCTGGTAGTCTTTACGTCACTTAGGAGGTCTTATGTCGTTACTTGAGCGAATGATTCAATGGGCCGGCTACAATTGGGACGTATCGACGAAGAAGGTCGGCGTGAAGGATGCTTTAGGCGTACCTCCGGCGTGGTATGCTCACAACAAGCTAACCGGGGACTTCGCTAGGCTTCCGATCGATGTTAAGCGGGTTCAAGGCGAAGGGGCCGTCAATGACACTAGGCACGATGGATACAGGCTACTAAGGGAGCAACCAAACAAGATCCAAAGCCCGACAGTCTTTAAGGCTCAACTATTGTCCCATGCCTTGCTAAAGGGTAATGGCAGGGCGGCTATCATTCGCAACGGATCAAGCATTGACGAACTGATTCCGATGATGCCGGAGCAGACTTGGTCAATCGTCTACGAGGGCGAAAAGTACCACGTCTACAAGCCAGACGATCAGACCAAAAAAGAATTGTTCGATGCTTACGACACGGACGACAACGGCTACTTGGTTTTCCATGATTCGATAGTCCTTCACATCAACGGGTTTTCGTATGATGGGGTTGAGGGTCTAGGGCTACTTGATCTTGCAAACGTAACCTTCGGAAACTCGAAAGAGGCGGTCAAGTTTCAAAACAACCAAATCCAAAAAGGTTTTCGCGGTAAGTTGTTCTTGGAAGCACCTCCAGGAATGCTTCGCAAGGAAAACGAGGCTCAAGATTTCATCGATGCTTTCAATGCAAAAGAAGCAGGATCCGACAACGCTGGCAAGGCTGGACTACTTCGCGAAGGTGTCAAAGCAAATGCCGTTTCAATGAGCAACTCCGATGCTCAATTCGTCGAACTCCAGAAGTTCAATCGGCAAGATATCGGGATGCTTTTTGGACTTGAGGGAATGCCGGGCGATGGAGAAACAAACAGCTACGCATCTAGGGAGCAGAATGCCTTGGCATACCTTCAATGCCTCGATCGGTGGCTAGTCCAGTTCGAGGAGCAATGCGATATGAAATTGCGAACCGACAGCGAAAAGCGGCTTGGTCGAATCTATTTCAAGTTCAACACCGCTGCGATTCTTCGGACTGATCTAAAGTCAACAATCGATGCCTTTAGCATCGCGATTTCGTCGCGGATCATGAACCCGAACGAATGCAGGGCCAAGCTCGATCTTAATCCATACATTGGAGGCGATGAGTTTATCAACCCGAACATTCAGCAAGCGAACGGAGAATCGAGCCAAGGCGAAAATGAAGACGATCCAGCGGACGACGAAGATGAAGCAAGCGAAGAGGAAGACGAATCGGATGATTCACCAACGAACAACGCTAGAGCGGTCGAAGTCATGCTTCGCGATCTAATCAAGACTGAGGGCAACAACGCTATAAACGCGGCGGGTAAGGGTCAATTCGTCGCTTGGATCGGGAAGAACTACGCAAAGTGGCAATCGAAACTCGCCGATAAAGTCGAAGCTATCGGACTGGATCGCGATTCCGCTCGGATCCATTGCGAAGAATCAGCAAGGCAACTTGCGGAACTTGCGGCCAAGCATGGGCCAAAAGACCTACAAAACGCTGTAAGAAACACGGTCGAAACCTGGGGGAATAGGGCTATTTTGCTTCAGAAAGGTGCAAAATGATCGAAATACTGAACGAAACCAATGAGATCCTCTTGAGCGGGATCGTCGGCGACGGTTGGGATGAAAATCCAATTACAGCCAAGGAAGTCGGCAAGGCTTTGAAGGCTTTCGGATCTAATGCTGTCACGGTTCGGATCAACAGTCCAGGCGGGGCGGCTGACGAGGGGATTGCAATTTACAATCTACTCAAAAACCATGGCGGCGAAGTAACCACGGTTAATGATTCGCTTGCAGCATCAGCGGCTAGCGTGATTTTTCTTGGCGGTTCTAATCGCTTGATGGGTGACGGGTCGAGGCTTATGATCCATCGAGCGATGGGGCTAGCCTTTGGCAACCAAGACGAAATCCGCAAGACGTTGCAAGCCCTTGAAAGCTACGATCGATCTTTGGTGGACATTTACTCCCAGTTCATGGGATCCGATGCGAAGCAGATCGAGACTCTAATGGCCAATGAAACTTGGTTCGAGGTCGAGGCGGCTATTGAATCAGGCTTGGCGACGGCTCGATATGACTCTGGCAAGAAGAAGAAAAAAATGGCGGCTCAATTCGATCAGGCGAAAGCAAATTTGCTTCGCTCGAAGATGGCTCAATTTTCCAGCAGGCTTGACAACCGAAAATAGTTTGCTAGTCTGATTGGAGTCTGAGCGAAAGTCTCAAAACACTTGCAACTAATTAGCGGCAAGACGGTACACGGTTCAAAATTTTTGTCCCGTGGCAGTCATGCCGCTATTCTGGTTTATCGACTGCCACAATTCCGAAAGGTAGTCGAAATGAAAAGTAGCAAGCAATTGCAAGGCGAAATCGAGGCTCTACAAGCTAAGGTTCAGGCAATCCAAGCGGTAGCTCAAGAGGATAACCGCGATCTTACGACCGAGGAGCAAACCGAGATCGATGCGATTGTCGGAGACGACAAGCAAGCAGGGCAGATCGCCAATCTTGCCAAAGATCGCGAAAGGGCACTTCGCGTCGAAGCGATGGTTTCCAACACGGTCAAGAAGATTGCCGACAATCCTGTCAGCGGTGACGTGAAGTCGTTCAAGATTCCCGCTAAGGCTAGGGCTACCAAGGTGCTCAACGCTTTCAAGGGCCAAGACGCTGAAATCGAAGCGTATCGATCCGGCAAATGGATTCAAGCAACTTTGTTTGGCAATCAGCAAGCCAAGCAGTGGTGCGTCGATCATGGCGTTGAAAACGTGATGGGCGGATCCAATGATTTGACCGGAGGTGCATTGGTTCCACCTGAGTTTGAAACGGCTGTTATCAGCCTCTTTGAGTCTTACGGCGTGGTTCCACGTTACGCGCGAAACTATCCAATGTCGTCGGACGTGCTGTCGGTTCCGCGACAACTCTCGGACGTGATTGCTTATGCGGTCGGCGAGTCGCAAGAAATCACGGCTAGCGATCCGACTTTCAGACCGGTTAATCTGGTTGCTCGAAAGTGGGGAACCCTTACCCGAGTTCCAACCGAACTAAACGACGATTCGGTCATCGCGATTGCCGACATGCTTGCAACCTCGATGGCTCGCGCTCACGCTCTCAAGGCGGATCAAGCTGGATTCCTTGGCGATGGTGGAACTAGCTTCCACGGCGTTCAAGGGCTCGCCAACGTCCTGAATGCCGGATCCGTCAAGACTGCGGCGGCTGGTCAAAACACCGCTGCAAGCTTGACGATTGCAGTGTTCCAGGATGCCGTTGGAAGCTTGCCCGAATACCCTGGAATGAACCCGGTTTGGTTTGTTCACAAAGCGGTGTTCTGGAATGTTTTGGCTCGATTGCAACTTGCTGCCGGTGGCAACAATTACGTCGACCTCGGCAATGGGCCAGTCCTTCAGTTCATGGGCTACCCTGTCGTCTATTCGCAAGTGCTGCCGAAGACGATCGGAGCATCAACCAAGTTCGCCTACTTTGGCGATCTTGGAATGTCTTCGACCTTGGGGATGCGTCGCGGGTTGAGTATCGCTGTCGATGGATCGCGTTACTTTGAGCTCGATCAAATCGCCCATCGTTCGACCATGCGATGGGATTTCAACTGCCATGAACGCGGCGACGCAAGCAACGCAGGGCCCATCGTCTCGATCGTCTCGGCATCCTAACAACCAACCAAAGAAAGAAGGTGATTCTATGAATGAACTGCAACATTGCAAATTTGTCTCGGCGATCAAGCCGGCGGCGTTGATTGATAACAACACGGCCACGGCTGACGTTATTGATTGTCGCGGGTTTGATTTCGCCACGATCGTCGTCCAACTCGGAGCGACCGATATTGCCATGACAGCCCTGAAGGTTCAAAACAGTTCCACAAGTGGCGGATCCTACGCCGACATTACTGGTGCTACCTTTGCAGGTGGTTCCGGGCTTGGCGGTGCTACACTTGCCCTTCCTTCGGCAACCGATGATGGTCAGACTTGCGTTTTCCAGATCGACCTGAGGGGCAAGGATCCGTTTTTGAAGCTTGTCGCTACTTTCGGCGATGGAACTTCGGGCGGATTCGTCGCGGCTGTCGCTGTCCTCAGCCGAGCTAAGTTCCCTCCGATCACCTCGGCGACCGCTGCCGATGGCGATGTCTGCTTGGTGGTCTAGTGATCGTCGAGCTCTTACAACCTTGGCAGGGTCTACCAGTCGGACATCGGCTGGTAGACGTGCCTGATGGACAAGCGGAACTTTGGATCGCTAGAGGTATATGCCGTGAAGTTGCTACCAGAGACAGTCAGCGGGCCGACAGCCGAGCCGATAACGCTAAGCGAAGCGAAAAAGCAGCTGGAAATCGGAAGCAACGACACAAGCCATGATTTGCACCTATCGGCATTGATTCAAGCGGCTAGGGAGCAATGGGAGCATGATATTGATGGCGTTACATGCTTCCAGACGCTTCGGTTGCGGGTCGCAAATTGGACGGACGGTTTCAGCCTTCCAAAGAGCCCGATCCACTCGATAACCTCGATTCAATATTTCGACGGAGCGAACACGCTTCAAACGCTTTCGCCTTCGATTTATCAATTGCATGGATCCGATATTCGCATCGCCTATTTGCAGGTACTACCGGGAACTTCGGCCAGGTGGGACGCTTGGACGATCAACTACAAATGCGGCTATTCTGAGGACGGATCAAAGGTTCCAGCAATTGCGAAATCCGCGATGTTGCTTTTGATCGGTCATTACTTTGAAAACCGCGACATGCTCATGAGCGATGCGTTGCAATCGTTCAGGCCTTATGAGGCTTTAGTTCGTCGATTCATGCGAGGTACTTACCCATGAGCGGACGACCAAGGGACTTGCGACTAGGTGCGATGCGTCATAGATGCACGATCCAGCAACCGACAGAGACGCTTGATTCAGCCGGTCAGCCGATCGTCACATGGTCGGCGTATGTCGCAAATGAGCCTTGCGAATGGCAACCTACAAACGGTTTTGAATCGATGCGTGGACGACAGCTAGAGGCGGGAACTAGGGCGGTTTTTCGCGTTCGATATCGATCGGGCTACACAACCAAAATGCAAGTCGTCTTCGACGGCGAAACTTACGGCATAACAGGCATCAATCCAGTTGATGGCCAACGGCGTTACATGTTACTTGTTTGCTCTGCGGTGGTGTCATGAGCGTAAGCATCGAAATCAATCAGGCACTCATTAAAGCGATTGAGGATATTCCGTTGACGCTTCGGAATGGCCCATTGGGTCGATGCCTCGGAGCGTTTGGAAAGCCTATCGCAACCAATGCAAGTTCGCTTGCAAGATCATCAAGGGAATCAGGATCCCGCGAAAGATGGTCGAAGAAATTCAAGAATAACGCAGCGTTCCAAAACGATTCGAAGCAGCATTTTAGCCACAAGGTCGGACGCAGCGGAATTGTTGTTTGGGTTGGAGCGACTTACCCGAAAGGCAATAAGCAGCAGTTTGTGATGCCGTTCAAAAAGGGCGATTCCTACGCACGCTACCATTGGGGAAAGCCTGGGCAAGTGATTACGACCACAAGTCGCAAAGGAACTGTCTACACTCGCAACGCCAACAGCGAGCCAACTACAGCGAACTTTCCAAAACAGGATCGGGCTGTAGTGCGAGCGTTTGATCGGTCGCAATCAAGTGCCGAATCTGCTTTTCTGAATCAACTGCAAAAAGAAATCAAGGAGCTTCGACTTGGCTAGAAACCTGAACCTAACGCAACTTGTAACTATCGCGGCGAGCGCAACAACTTCGACAACGGCAACGATGGACGGAGGGCGAATGACCCTGGCGATCCTGACTCCGGCAACGCTTGAAGGGACTGAATTTAAGTTTCAGGCTTCGAGGGACGGAGATAACTTTTTCGCACTTTACAACGGCTCGACAGAGTACGCGGTAACGGTCGCGGCTAGCCGATACATTGCACTAAACCCAGACGTTTTTGAGGCTGTCCGGTTCGTCAAGATCGTTAGCAATGCACCTGGTGGCGAAGATGCTTTGCGAACTATCTACATCATAAGCGGGGAGCGGTAAGCCTTGTCAGCAATCGGCGAAGCACTCAGAACCAAGCTTTTGTCTTACACGACAGTATCAACGCTCATTGGGCAACGGATGTACCCTGATGCGTTGGTGCAAAATGCTCAACTGCCTGCCATCGTCTACTACGTCACTTCCACAGAACGAGATCACGCTATCGACGGG